AGAAGGAAATCTGCTGAACCTCACCAATTTTAAGGAAACTTCATTTAAGTGTTCGGTTTCATTTCTTTTTTTCTTCTGAGTGTGAATAGTGTAGATGCTGCTACTACTACTACTACTACAAACAATAATAGTAATAAAGCTAATAATAATTCAAAAACAGTTGTACAGCCTGTACCTTCTGTACGTCGTATATATAAGGGTAGTGGACGTAGAAGAAAACGTAGAAGAAAACGTACAAAAAAAAGAAGATAATAAATAAAATTGAAAATACTTAATGAAATAAACTGTATTACAAATAATCATGTCTGAAATCTATGTTGAAGGTAATATTGGAACAGGTAAAACCACTTTTCTTCATTTTCTTAAAAAACTCTATGAAAATGATAGTGTAGTGTTTGAGCCTGTAGACCAGTGGACATCCCTTACGGATTCAGATGGTGAAAATATTCTTGAAAAGTTCTATAAAGACCAGAATAGGTGGTCGTTTACATTCCAGATGAATTCATTTATTAGTAGGATTAAAAAAATTAGAGAAACCGAAGGTATTAAATTTGTGGAAAGGTCTGTATTTACGGACAAGATATGTTTTGCTAAAAATTGTTTTAAAAATGGAAAAATGACCAAACTTGAATATGATATATATGATAACTGGCATACGTGGTTGTGTGATAAATTTGAGATTAAAGCCAAAAAGTTTATTTATCTCAGGGTAGAACCTGAAATAAGCCTAGAGAGAATTAAAAAACGGTCAAGAAAAGAGGAGGAGGGAATACCTCTTGACTATCTGAAGCAGATACATGATCTTCATGAATCTTGGATGAAAGATAATGTAGATAAAGGTATCGAGGTATTGTATCTTGATGTTTCAAGTAATTTTTATGATAATGAAGAAGAAAAACAAAGTATTATTGAAAAACTCTATAAATTCCAGAAACCTTCTTAGGAAAGAAGTTCGATATATGAATCTAGTGTAATTTTTGTTGTGGCTGCCGGAACTTCATTGACTTCGAGTCCTAGTGCATATTTTTTCGTATCTGGTGAATTAAATCCTTTATTAAGATCTATAATATGTTTAAATGTGGTTCCTGTAGAAGTTACATTTCTTCCTTTAATATAAAAGTTGCTTTTATAGATAGATGCGTTTGTACCAAGAATATTACTTTCAAGATTTGTATCTGATGTTTTTGTAAGTGAACTATCTATATCAGAATTTGCAGGTATAGATCCAACAAGTCTTAGCATTTTTGGTTTTGTGCTATTGTTAGCAGTTGTATTAAAAGTTATGTTTAAAACTATTCTTCCTATAGTAATATTTGTGTTGGAACTTGAAGAGGCTAATTCCCAGAAGGGAACTATTTTGGTGGTTGTTATATTTGTATCTAACTGTAAATTAACTTTAGAATGATATATTGTTTTTGTTATATTATATTCTTTTTTTGTATGTATTTTTGTTCCCATAGTAAATTTGTATTTATTGACCGCTGTGTCTGGAGGTGTATCTATTGTTTCTGGATCTGTAAGATGAATATTATTAACTAATAGTTTATAATTTGTATCAGTCATTATATAATTATAAATTATAAATAAAATAAATAAAATAAATAAACTTTAGTTTGAAAATACTATACCCCCGAGTCCACTTGCTATCTGTAGAAGGTTATAGTTTACTACAAATACATTAATACTTCTTTTTTCGGTTGAAATCTCAAAATTATTACCTAAATTATTAAATTCTAGTTCAACTGTATCTATTCTTGAAAAATTACATGTCCCACTTGGTTGATAGTTTTTAGGATCTAGAGCAAAACTATAGCAATAGATATGTTTTTTAGGAATGTTGTGTTGTGCCTGGTAGGGTTGTACGGATCTAAAATAGAATGCCTTTCTTGGGTTAAATCTTTCATGTACGTTAAGTTTTATAGTCATATTATCAAAATGTTCGACATAGTGTTCACTGTTTAGACTGGAACCAGAATCCACACTGTTTATGTAAACATCATCATTAGAGGGTACCTGATAATTAAAATAATCATTACCCCCATCTGTTTCTATACCATTATAGGCAAGAGATTTCCCAGTACAATCTAATTTTTTTGGTTTGAATTTAAGTGGGTTAGCATGGGCGTCGGTGGTATCTATTTCTGTTGTTCTGGTTTTATGTGTGAAAACCCAAATGATTTCTTTAACTGGATGTTTGAATTTAAGATTAATAGTTGTGTTAGAAGATTTAATAATTTCTTTATGTTCTTGTACCTGTTCTATAAGATATGTATGTTTGGACTGTGCGAATCGTTTCCGTTCATCATGATCTAAAAATATATAATCTACCCATAAATCTACTTTTGCTGGAGTATTAAAAGTTACTTGGGCTGAATCTGTAATAACTAAATGTTTAAGGGCTCTAAATGTTAGTTTAATATTAACTTCATGATATTGAAGTGCTATAAGGGGTAAAGAAAACCCTTTATTTCGTGTAAACCAAAAATTTAGAGGTATACATAATTGTATTTGTGATGTTTTGTTATATACACCACTATGTGTATATGTTAATGAATTATGTTTATTAATTAATTTATTCATATCTTGATCTTGTACATACAATTCATTATAGATATCATTCCATAATGAATTATGCTTGTCAATACTACTTCCACCTATATCTATTTCGGATTCTTTTAGAAATGCACAACCAGTGTTGTTACACCAGTTAGTATAGTTACAGGCAGCTGAATTATCTACTGAGGGGAGTGTTGCTTCAATCCACATATTAGAAATAAGGTCTCCATTTCGTGAAATAATAGAATGAACGTTTGATTGTTCTGTTGTAATATTTCCTTCAAGAGTTTGTTTGATAGATTCTATAGAAAAATTAGTATGTCTTCTAAAAACACTTTTAAAATAAGTCATCTGAGGGTTGTTACCGGTAAGATACACATCTTGTGCTCCATATGCAACAAGTTGCATTAATGCTCCCATTTATAATACTATAACAAATTAATTCGAATAAATTAACGACCCCATACCTCCCATAATTCTAAATATGTTATATGATATCGCAAATATATTCATTTGAATATCATTAGAATTATTATTAATATGGTTAGTAAAAACAAAATTAGCATTATCTATTGTTGAAAAATTGGTTGTACCACTTGGTGTATAATTATGAGGATCTATTGCAAATGAATATGCATATATATGTTTTTTAGGTATGTAATTTCTATATTGTGAATGTTGTGTAGTTCTAAAATAAATCGCTTTCTGAGGTGCAAATCGTTCAACATTATCTAGTTTTAAAACACAAGTATTAAACCATTCTACAGACCCGAAACTATTTTTATTAAGCCCATATACATCACCACCACCCCCACTGCTATTAGTAAGTTCTTTAGAAGTAACAGTGGCACTGGTACCAAGTGTTCCGCACATATAATTAAAATAATCATTCTTTTGCTGGGTTCCTGAAAGTGTAGATTCATTTGCTTTTGAACTTTTATTAAAAACAGCATCTGTATTCAGTGGTATTGAAATAGAATCGACTGGGCTTTCCTTTTGTTTATCACTAAAAACCCATATGATTTCTTTAACAGGGTGTGAATAATCTGTTAATTTTACATTAGCTGAAAAGACTTCATTACTTGTTTTAATAGTTTCTATAAGATATTCATGTCTATTCTGGATAAATCTTCGGGTTTCATCCGTATCAAGATGTATTACTTCTGTAAATAATTTCACAATAGGATTTGTGGTAATGGCGGCGCTGGAGTTGCCGGGGGTGGCGCTTAATACGCCATTTTTAGACCCATGATTTATAAGAAATTTTGGTGATCTTAATGTAAGTTTTAGTTTAACTTCATGTTTATGAAGTGCAACAATAGGTAATGCAAGACCCGGATTATTACAAAACCAAAACTTAAGTGGTACCATTACTTGAAGATTTTCAAGTTTTTCTTTATTAGATCTAAGATATGTATTTTTTGCTTCATGTTTGTTTAATCCCATATGTTCTGTTTTATTTACATCATAAAGTTCATTGTATATATCAAGCCATTTTCCGGTGTGTGTATCAATTGTTTGTCCGCCAATTATAAAACTACATTCTTTGATATATGCGTGTCCTGTATTATTAGTCCAATTTATGTATGAACCATCTGACGTGTTGTTACCTGAATAGTTAGGCCCAGTGAAATAAGTATCAAGCCACATTCTATATAGTAATTGTCCATTACCTTTAGCAATTGTATATGTTACAGTAGAATCATCTAATCCTGGTTGTGAGCTGGCGCTTTGTTCAACAATCTCAATCGCAAAATTTGTGTGTTTTCTATAGACAGCTTTAAAAAAAGTAATCTGTGGATTTCCAGTTATAAAAACATCTTCTGCACCATCTGATTTAATTTTATCACTCATAATATATAATACAATAGGAAAAAAAATTTAATATTATACTTATATTAAAAATTTTTGTAATTTTTTTATCTCATTAATATTTATTTTATAATGTTTAAAAAATATAACATCTTTTTGTTCAAAAAAAATATTTAAAATTTTTGTAATCTCTTGTATTGATAAAGATTTAGAATGTTTAAAAAGATTTTCCTGAATATAATTTATAAGTTCTAAATTAATGTATTCTAAAGAATTTTTATTAAGAAAGGTAGAATAATTTAAATTAATTTTATGTTTACATTTATTTTTAATT